TGACAAGATCTTTAGTCGAGTAAGAAGAAGCCATCAGTCTGAGCCTTTTTCGTATTCTTCGCGAGTTTGCCAGTCTTCTTTAGACCAGCGACTCAGCCGATTTTCGGACGATTTTTTGCCGGCATACCGACCGCCCGCATCTTTATAGTACTTAGTCGCAAGCTGCATTGCGCGAGCACTATGTCCGCCAAGTTTTGCGCGAGCTTTTGCTTTAGCTTGAGCCCATTTGGCGGGATCTTTTTTCTTAGCTATGTCAGCCATTAGTACAGAACAAAAACACCCTGAACTGTGCCGCTAATGAGAGCCGTACAAGACAAAGGAATTAAAGTATTACCTTCTAAGTTAATAGCAGTAGACACTTGTCCAGGAGCATCAGATAGCTGAACACTGAGAGTATCCTTACCGGAATTAGCTTTAGCTTCAATGAAAATTGCTCGACATGCGGCAAAATTTACACGACCTTGAGCGGGAGCCCAGCCAAAACCGCTGCCATAAGGTAAGGCGGCTGTTTGCCCATAAACTGAACCAAAAGCGCGAACGTCCATAGAAGATCAAGTGCTTAAGTTAGTTTAGAGGATTTGATCGTTTCTTCTATTAAACGATCTAAGTACCACGCGCATTTTTGAAGATCCTGCACACCATTTTTGTGCTCTGTACGCCAAAGATACTTAAAACAGGCTCCCCGGCAATATGCTTTAAACCCTTCAACACCTAACGCAGCCCGTAAAGCATCAATGCATTCAATATCGCCTTGCGTATAGTGTGCGGGATGATGTACAGCTTCGTCGTCATGCAGGATCGAACCAAAAAATCGTTCCATTGTGCGATTCAATGAATCTGCGCAGTCTATATGCGTCAGCTCGACTAATCGTCTGGAAATTTGTTTTTCCTGAAAGAAGATACCCGACCGTTACGTAAGCGGCACCTCTCCCGACCACAACTACGTAAGTTTAAATATCTGAGAACAGTCTAACAACGACTCTTGCCTGCTTTCTAAATTTTTAGAATATTTAGTATCGTCATGCAGAATTAAACCGCACGATTGCAATTGATAAATTCCATCGCGGCGGATAACCGGAACACACCTTCTGTGCTCGTACCCATCGAGCACAGACTCAAAAGCCAAACCCATAGAACTTCTATCTGCAATCGGCCAATTGCGAATACCCACTTTCCGGTAGCTCTGTTCCGGATCAAAACTTTCTGAGCGTATGTACTTCTCCCCATCTACTTGATCTAAAATCATCGCTCCGTAGTACGGGTTAGCGAGCTGCGCAAAGAAATTAACGTCGTGATCTACAACCAGAATTTTGGGGACGGTGAAGCCCACGTCGCTCCAAACTTTGGGAGTTTCCCGAACAAGCGAATACTGATAATGGTTATCAAACGGAACCTGCTTACCCGAGTAATTTTCATACCTCACAAACCCAGGCTCTAACCCCAGTCGATTGAGCCGAGGCTTCCAGCGCACCCAATACAGAAAGTTCTCAACCGTGAGAACCATATCGTTCTCTTGGTAGATATAAAAATCTGCTCGGCGGTTAAGAATTTCCAGGGCAAGGTCCGTTTTGTGTGCCCAAGTCAGATACCAATTTTGATAATTAGGGGAAGCGACTTTTATCTCAGTAGTCGCATGTGAGACGGTTTTTAAGACTGTCTCCAGAGTCTCGACATCATCCTGCGCATCGTAATTAATGTACACACAGACATGCACCTGACAAGGATATGCGGAATACGCATTTATGACTTTGAGTAACGAATCAATCCGCTCCAAGGGATTGTGAGCAGTTATCGCTACCCAAATCTTTTTGTCCCGCATGTCCAGCTCGGCATCGCCGAGAACCTTTTGCACTTTAGTGTCCCCCACAGGTGTCCGATCAGTACTCAATGGAAAACTCCCCTCGTCGCTGTAAAAACGTAATAAGCCAGGTGTACGCGTCGAGCAAGTCATCGTGCGCCGTGGCCCCGACGTTCACCAGCTGATCAAACAAAGCGTCGAACTTGCGGTACTTATTGAACGTGATTTTCTTGTTTTCTAGCAAACCTAAAGTTCCACGGAAGCGGGCCACCTTGTCGCCCCGGAACCCTTTAACTTCATGAATATGCAGGTTACCTAGTTCCCGCTCATTAATCAGAACGCGTCGTAAGTCCGCTGCCAGCGAAGCCTGATACGCCACCGACTCCACAACCAAAGTCACCGTGGAATACGTGGGCATATACGTGTCGTCGTGCTGCGTCAAAATCCCCCACTCCAGCAACATATCGCAAAGCAAATCGATCTTCTCCAAGTTGCCGATAGAACGGCATTGGTGCGCATCGATTATGTAGTACTTATCCTTAAGGCGACCACCTAACACAAACGCCGTGTAGTCACTCGTTTCATTCTTACTAGCAGACAAGTCAATCCCGATAGCCAAACTATCGAACTCCGTAACCACTTCCCCTTTAACAAGCAAATCAGGCGACACAACCAGATCAGATGTCATGACCGGCTGTTGCTGATACTGGTACGCAAAAGCCACGGGGTCTAGCTCTTTCTGACCCAGCAGATATTCAGCAGACCACTGCTCAGGCCAATAGCTGACAGGCTGGCCAACGTTGTCGTACGTAATAGCTTCCTGTGTTACCTGCTTCCACCCTTTCGACGGCACGAACATTGTCTTGTGGATGTCCAACGGGTGGAATCGCGTACCCAGGCAGATCGACCGGCCGCCTTCAAAAATAATGGGCGCGATAACCGAGGACCAGTTGTTGTTCATTTCGTCCCGAATCGTCGGGTTACGAATGTCCGCACTGCTTTTAATAGGGTCATCCACGATCACAAGGTGCGCACGCTTAGACGTAATCGAACCCCGAAGACCCGCAGCCCTCAACGTAAATTCTTCATCACCGACCCTGGGGATACCCGCGTAATCGAAGTCAATCGACCAGCCGATGTCGGATTGCATCCCGGCTTTCAGCTGAACCTTCGGGAAGATCTTGCGGTATTCCGGCGAGTCGATCAGCTGTCTAATGATGCGACTCTTGGGAATAGCCGTCGCAATGTTGTACGAAACGTAAATAATCTGCAGTGGACGCTTAGCCGTCGTGTGGCGCCCAATGATCCACGCGGTAAACAAGTTAAGCACCGTGGACTTGGCGCTACCCCTAGGACTCAGAATATCCAGGTTTGGCCCTGCGATATCTAAAAGATACTTATTAGATTCGCCTGTTATCAAGTGGTGATGCCACTCCAGCATGTGCTTCGCTGGAGGTTTGTCTAGCAGCGTACAGAACGTATGAAAGTCGTCAGCGGCTTTGGAATATATTGTGTCAATCTTACTTGAAGTATCATCCTGCGCACGGATAGCACGCAACTGAGCCCCACGGCGATAAGCAAAAGTTTCCCGGCTGGGCATGTCAGTAAATTGACAGTGTTGCTATATTACTCGTATTGAAATGATACCCCAGGAATGGCGAAAATTCTTTGGTATGGTGATGTTTGCAGTAATACCGGGTTTGCGCGTGTAACACATAGTGTGCTGGATCACCTCAGTAAAGAGCACGAAGTGACCGTGCTAGGGATCAACTACACAGGAGATCCGCACGACAAACCGTACAAAATCTATCCGGCGTCGACGATCCACTGTCCCGATCGATTCGGTATCCCCCGCGTCACGGAAATCATCGAGAAAGTCCGACCAGACGTAGTTATCTGCCTCAACGACATCTGGATCGTCAACCAGTTCTGGGAACGATGTCAGTTCCTTAAGGACAAACACAAATTCAAATTCATCGCGTATTTCCCAATCGACAGTGAACGCTACTACCCCGACATGCTGCGGAACATTCCGCATTGGGACTTAGCCATCACGTTCACTGTTGGCTGCGCCCACAGAATCCTTGCGCACAAAATTCCTGCTGCGAAGCTGGGAGTTCTGCCGCACGGCGTGGATACCGGGAAGTTCAGCCCTGTGCCCACGGAGGAGGCCCGCGCAAAACTCGGGCTCCCTACGGACAAGTTCATCGTTTTCAACGGCAACCGAAACCAGCCCCGCAAACGAATCGATCTAACGATTCAGACGTTTGCACAGTTTGCGGCAGATAAACCCGACGCCATGTTGTATCTGCACATGGGAGCTAAAGACATGGGATGGGATGTAATCCCCTTGTTTAA